AATATTGTACGCAATCTCAGCCGCTAGACGCGCTGATATGGCTTTGTTCAAAAGACTATCATATAGTTCAGTGTCAGTTACTCTTCCTATATATATGATGTTACAAGTATCCTCGTTTGATAACACCTTGCGGCCTTCTATCTTAAACATCACATTGCTGTCATACGCAGCCACATCGTTGTTCACGTTGCTGTTCCAAAATGACAAAACACGCAAACAAAATGGATCTGTAGGCAAACTAAACTGAAATGAAAAACCAAACGCTGGGGTATCGGAATCTGCTGGCAGAGCTTTTCTTGTGATTGCTATGTTCCAAGGATGAGAACGCAAAACAGCATCTCGGACATCATCAAAGTTGCCGTTACATAATCTAGCTTCTTTTGAGTTTTCAGTCAGCGCAGTTATGTTCGCCGCGCCTAGCAAGTCCAACGCTCTGTTGCACAAGTCAACCACTGATGCCATAGCAAACTCCTAAATGGCGGTGGGGAGGTGCTTCGAATTGACCCCCCTACCATAGAAGAGAAGGCGGCTTGCACCGCCCTCTCAATTTTTTAGTTTACGACATAGTGAATGACGAAAGACATATCTCCACCAGTACCACCAGCAGCCGCCATAGTAGCAGCTATATAGTAGTATCCACCGGGATCTGAGCTATCGCCAGCCAGTTCGTACATTTGCTGTCCGCAAGTATTGATGTCTGCGGCCTCAAAGCGAACGTCTGCCATAGCACCAGCATCAGCTACCGCTGTGGCGAATACGTCCTCATCTTTGACCACTCCGGCTGTTGTATAAATGCCTACGTTGAAGGTACAAGAACCACCAAGCGTATCAGAACCTATAAACAGTGCGGCAACAGATGCGTTACTGGGGATAGGTGCAAGCATTACAACATCATCATTGTCACTGTCACCAGTTCCCAATGCGATTGTACCAGATGCAACTCGTAACACACCATGAAGGTTGTGAGACTCGTTGGCAACTTGCGGAGTAGCTTCAAAGTTTGCTACTAAATCTGAATTTTTAGTACCCATAACTTACCACTCCTTTAAGCTGATTCGTCACAGTCAATCTGGACAACTTTTTCTTCTTCCATGCGAGTGGAACCGATGCTCATGCAATAGTAGACTTGCGTTGCGTAACCTTTGTCGGAACGCTCATCTATTCTTGCCATCACATCTTTACCAATCGCCAGAGCAAGACCATCCTCTGCCCATGCAAAACATGAACGGATGTTGCCAGCTTTTGACAGACGGTTTGATACAATAAAGGTAAAGCCCATAAATTGATTGACCTCACCTTGTACAAGAGCCTTTACAGTATTGAAATCACTGGATGTTACGCTTGTGTCACCCAACAATGCTTCAATCTGATCTGGGCCTACAGCTACATACCGTGGGATTGACGGGTCAACTGAAGCCAAGTCTAAGGTCTTTTTAGCAGTCCTTAGTTTTGCAACTGTCAAATCCGCACCACCGTTGGCAATTTGCTGACCAGCTGGAAGCGCAGTAGATGTGCTGCCTGTCTCACCAGTAAATGCTGTACCCAGTGCTGCTGAGATGATCTCATCGTCCATTGCACGGCCCAATGCAAAAGCAGCAGCTTGTGCGTAGGCAGAGGTTGGATCAATGAGCATACGAACCTTGTCTTGCTCGTCAATCAAATCAGCATATTCATAGTCAACAAGTGACACCCGGCGTCTTGCATGGGGTGTGTCGATCTGTGGAGTGTCGGCGTGGCGCGTTGTACGCTTTTGCGCTGTAGCCTTGCCCACTTGATCAAAGAAGGCGTTTTTGCCCTGCATACTCTCTACACGAACAGCATCACGCAAGAGCGAACCCTTTTGCTGTGATAACATCTGCACGTTAGCAGAATATTGCTGGACAAATGCCGTGGTTACATCAATAGACATCTCTGTCTCCTTTTACCAAAATGACATTTGATTTGCAGATTGCTACCCGACAGCGCGGACACTCCTAGAATTTTTGGCCTTCTTGTGGCCTTCGTCTTTCCGATTGTCATCAGGACGAGTTTCCTCGCTACCCTGCATTACCCACTCGTAGTATTTATCTGCGAGTAGATGAGGCTGTATCATATCACGACTTGTACCATTTTCAACAGCTAGTCGCAAACATTCCAGCCTAATCTCTTTTGTTGTCAAACCGTCAACCATGCACGACTTCCATTAACTCTCTAACCCTTTGAACAGCACGGTCACGCGCCACAGGGTCTTTACGGTTAGTGTAATCAGGCCCACGCATGATAGAATCTATCTCCGCTTGTGCAGTTTGCCTTGTCATATGATTGGCCTGTGACTTTTCTGCAACAGTATCTTCACTTGTTACAGATTGCTTGAACTCTGCGAATTTTGCAAATGCTTTGATAAACTCAGGGTGATCGCCCAAGTTTGTTCCGTCCTCAAGAACAATCCTTGTGATAGCCTTAGTGTCAGACAACTCTTCTGCAAGGCTCATAGCCAACTCAACATTCTTGTCATAGTTAGATCCCCACTCTGCTTTGAGTTGGTTGCTGGCATCTATCTGTGACTGATGTTTTTTGTCTGCATCTGCTTTGACAGTTCCTTCAACGCGGTTCTTGTAATAATCCAACACATCAACAACTTGCTTTGGTGTAAGCCTTGTCTTATGCGCCATCTCTGCAAAATCTTGCGCCACATCTTCTGTGATAATGTTGCCATCTACAGCTATCTCGTAGCCTGATGCAGCCTCTGGCCTTCCCAACCTGTTAGCAATCCTGTCAAGATCCTCGTCTGTTGGATTTGCTGGTAATGGTAACTTGTCAGCCCCGATCAGCTTTTGGCTGTTGACGTATGACCGCACTAAATTTGGTACATCTTTTATAGGTGTAAGACTTGGATGCTCTCTCAAGTCTTCTGGTACCATGCTCAAAAACTCGTTACCAGACCCGCCTGATGCTACCTCTGCTGGCGTTTCAATTGCTGGCGCAGGGGTTGCCTCTGGCTGGGCTACCTGTTCGGCGTTTTCTAATGACATTATGACTCCTCTCTCATCATGTTATAGATATGAAGAATTACGGCCCTCTTGCCTTCTTCAAATGCTGTTGCATTGGCATCGCCAGCAACATAGCTAAGTGTCTTATAGTTACACC